CGCTTCGAGGCGGTCTGCCTCGGCGCGGTCTTCCGGATCAAGCGTCGCCAGAGCCTTTGCCTGAGCCTGCTGAAACTGCATGGTAAGTTCCCTGTGCGTTTCGTCCACATAGCCCATGCCGTGAAAGATTGCGCCAAGGCCGCCGAGCATTGCACCTGCGTCGGCAGCAATATTCCCGATTCGCCCACCGTACCAGCCTTCAAAAATGTCCCGTGCCTGTGCGGCGTCTTCCAGGCCTTCATAGGTCTTTTGTCCGTGGGCGCGGTTCATATCTTTCAGTTGGGCTTCGAGCTGATCCTCCCTGTCTTTCAGCGGCTGGACAAAAAGCGTATAGTCCCACGGGTCGGTGACGTTGACTTCTGCTTCCTGCCGCCGTCGGACTGCTTCGTCATATTCTGCCTGCAAGCGGTCGCGGTCTGCCGTCTCCTCCGGCGTATATTCAACCTGCTTTCTTTCGGGAGCCGCGAAAAAATCCTCGGCCTTCCCGAAAAAACTGCTGTCCCGCTTCTCCTGCTTTTCGTCGGCTCTCAGCTGGTCGCTCAAAGACATCTCCATGTTCGTCCAGAACATGATGTCCTCGTCGCTCTCCGCCTCGTCGGAAAACTGCTTCGCCTGTTCCAGGAGCCGCTTCGTGGTCTCGCTGTCGTGCGCCTCGCCGCCGAGATACGCCCGGATTTCCTTTTCCGTCCTGGTGCTCTCGCTGTCGCCGATTCCGCCCGCAATGTCATTGGCGTAGGACCAGATTTCTTTCCAAACCTCTTCCATGCTCCGCTCTTCGCCGTTTTCGTCGGTATAGGTGAGGCCGTGCTCCTTGGCCCAGTTGCCGTAAATCTGCGCGTCCTTCATCCATTCCATGGCATCGGAAACGCGGTCTTCCTCGCTGGCATACTGTCCGTTGATGGTGTTCCAGAAGTTCCCCGCCTGGAAATAGTTGCGGTCCGAACTCAGCTTGTCCGCCTGTTCAAGATAGCTCTTCGGCGATCCCTTGTCCGGTTCATAGAAGTGAAACGTCCTGTCCGGGTCATCCGCTGCGAATCCAAGAGAGTTCAGTTTGGCCTGCCGCTCCGGGTTCGTGTCGTCCCAGTGGTTGACAATGCTCGTCGTATTCCCCCACTGATATGGATTTCTTCCGACCCATGCAGGAGACGTGGTTGTGCCGAAGCTGGCCTTCGTTCCCTTCTTGGCGCGGAGGCCGGATGACACGGATTTGGAAAGCGTAGATTCTCCCCTGCTTCCCACGGAGCTGCCGCTGCTCCCGCCCGATCTGCCGGAATATGTCTTGCCCTGGCCGGACGAACTTGCTTTCGCGCTGGTTTTTCCGCCTGAATAGCTTTTCCCAGCGCCGGAAGATGACGCCTTTACTGCTGCTTTGCTTCCGCCTGAAGACAGAGAGCTGCTTTCTCCGACACCGCCGGAGCTTCCCCCGGAAGGTGCTGTGCTCGGCGCCACCTGCCCGCCGTTGTCATCTCTTTTGTAAGCCATTTACTGCCTCCCGATTATCAGCCGCCGCCGCTTGTTCCTCTTGTTCCGCCGCCGCCGCTGTAGCCATAGTCGCTGGATCTGTACGGCGCGGCTCCGGTTGAGTAGACGTCCCACCAGTCGCCGCCGCCTCCGCCGCCGTAGCTGGCGCCGGGAGCGTTTCGCCCGGTAAGCTCTGTATACTGCTTTGCGTCGATCACACCGGTGTTGTAAGCCAGCTCCGGGTTCGACCCGATCCAGAACCACTGCATGGACTTCGCCTGATCCGGGCCGTAGAGCTGTTCGTATCCTGTGAAGTTTCCGAAGGCCGCCATTGCCTCCGCGTTCTTGTCCAGCCAGTCGTTCTGGCTGTTGTAGTCGTCCAGCAGTGCCGCCGCCTTTTGATAGTCACGGGTGGCAATCGCCTGCTGAACCCGGTTGTTGTAGTCCGTGCTCAGCAGTGCCTTCTGCCGTGCGCTCTCCTGCATGGCCGCCTGCTGCTGCTGGACAATACTCCCTGCCGCCCCGGCTCTTGCTCTGCCGAGGGACAGCGCCTGCTGACTCCCCGGCTGATAGGATAGCCCACGCCTGTCGGCCCAGCGGTTCATGTCGTTTCCGGTGATTGCCGCCTGCGTATAGACGTTCTGCTTTGCTGCGTCATAAGCCGCCTGACCTGCGTTCGCGGCCTGAGTCTGGCTCGCCATGTTCTGGTCATACGCGTTCTGAAGCCCCTGCTTCTGCGCATCGAAAGACTTTTCGAGCGTGGTGTTGATGTTGTTCTGTGCCGCCTGCTGCCTTGCCTCGAAGGCCTGCTTGAACTGGTTTGCGTCCGCACCGGTTGTCCGCATATCCGAGGCTGTAATGGTCGGGGTCGGCGTTTCAAGCGCGATGCTCGGTTTCGTTTCTTCAGCCATGTTTCACACCTCAGTCGTAGATGGACTGGTAGCCCAAAGTCGGGGCCTTGTTCGTCAGGTTTCTGTACTCGTCCGCCGAGATCATACCGCTGCGGAAAGCGACCTCCGGGTTCTGCGCGATCCAGACGTTCCGCATCTGATCCGCCTGAGCCTGCCCATAGATATCCTTCATGCTCCTGAACTGGCCGTAGTTCTGCGCCATGTTCTGCGCCTGCGTCTCGTACCACTCGCGGTTCGTGTTGTAGGCCTTGACAAGCTCCTGGTCCCGCTTTGCGTTGTTTTCGGCCTGCGCCTGAACCAGTGCGTTGTTGTAAGCCGTTGTGAGGTCTGCCATCTTCTGATTGGCTTCATTCACTGCCCCGGCCTCCTGACCTCTGAGCGCTCCGTAGTTTGCCAGGTACTGATTCTGCAAAGCGTTCTGCTGCTGCTGAGCCGTACCGCTGCCGAGTCCGCTGACCATGCCGTTCAGGTTGGCGTTCCTGCGGTTCACCTCGTAGCTATGTGCCAGTGCGTTCGCCTGATTCTGATACTGCGGTGCAATACTTCCGGCTGCGGCCTGAGCGTTGGACATATTCTTGTCATACTCAGCTTTCAGCCCTGCCGCCTGCGCCTTGTTCTGGTTGTCGTACAGGTTGTTGACCTGGCTTGCTGATTCATTCTGCCGCTGGGCAAAGGTTTCTTCCAAAGATGCCATGTTGTTCACCTCACTTGGCGTAGCCTGTCTGGCGCACGCGTATTTCAATGTCCGTTATCGTCACGGGCGGCTGATAGTCATCCACTTCCAGCATGAGCCGGTAGAAGACGAACTTCTTTGCTTTGATCTTCGTCTTGACCATGAAGGACTCTCCTGCGACTTTGGCTTTGTCCGAGCTTACCACTTTGTCCTTGAACGTGTTCTTTCGGTCTGTCTGCACACATACGTTTACGCTGGTCCCGTCCGCCGGCTTTAGCCCGACCCACAATGCGGAGGAGTATTTCCGCATATTGGCGGCATTAAAGTCCAAAGCTCCGCTTACCCACTCGGCATGGATCGGCTCTCCCATGTCCGTGTTCGCCTCCGGCGTCACTCTGGTAACCAGGCCTTTCGACGTTCCGAAGACGACTTCGCCGTGGAAACTGCACATCACTGTCACGTCAAAGTTCTCGTATCTGTACCAGGTATCCGTCGCGTAGTTCCAGACAAGCGCAATCCCGTTCCAGCACAGGTAAAACTCCTGATTGTCGTTGTCGTCCCACATGACGGCTTCGCTCAGGTCAAAGTCTTTGATGCTGCTCTGAATCCTGTCGCTAAGGCGTCTTGCCTGCCGTTCGTCTCGGCTGAGGTTCGAGGTGTAGTAACTGCTGTTGATCCATTGATACAGCTCATGTCCGGACGCGGTGACCGGGTTGTTGTCCACCAGCCGGACCTGCCCCGGTGCTACATTGCCCTTGTCTCTGTTGACAGGCGTGCAGTTGACCTGAATCGTCTGAATCTGCGTAGCCAGCTCCATGACCGTCTGCGTCAGTGCCCATGTCGAATCTGTCTTGTAGCACACAAGGTCTCCGTAGTGCCTCACCATGGACGTAATCGGAGTGTTGCTGTCTCCGACATGAACCTCGTACTGATCCGGGAAATACTCCGCGCAGGGCAGGCCGTCATCGTCCATGCCGCTGTACAGGGCGCGGTTCGTCCCGTCTCCGTAAATCCAGACCATATTGTCTGTCGGTCCGCTGAAGATTTCTGCAAACCTGTTGTGGACCACCTGATCTCTCAGGGTATTCACAACCGTGTATGCGATTTCGTAGGTGTTCTCACCCTTTGGCAGGGCCGGTGTGAACGTCACCCAGCCCTTGTCAGTGTCAATGCTGACGGTGTAGGAATCCTCGCCCAGCGTGATGGTGTAGGACGTCACGCCCGCCGTCCATTCGATGTACGCCGTTTCCTCCGTCGCCCGGTCCTTGACCCAGTCGAGGCTTAAGATCATGCCTTCCGGCAATGGGAAAACCTGATCTCCCGTTACTGTGTCCGGGGAGATGTACACCCTGCGCATACCATTGAGCTTGTTTACAAGTCCGCCTGTCAGCCAGCCGGAGGCCGTATTCCCGTCATCGTCCAGCTTGGGGCTGATCGCGTCTGCCACCACAGGCCGGTATCCGGAAACGACTCTGATCTCTTCTCCGTCGTATACCAGATATTCGTGTCCGGTCAGGATGTACACCTTCCCGTCAAACGGGAAGAACACAACCCTCCCGTCCATCTCGAGGTTGGACGTCAGCTGTGTGCAGACAATCTGGTCGGTGTCTGCGTCGTACATGCTCCAAATCTTGCCGTTGCACGCAGCAAGGAGCATTTCCTTCCCCGCGACCAGCCCGTTCCACAGCCCCTGCACAGCAAGGTCCGTGACCGGCTCTCCGCCCGCCATGCCGGTTGCAGACAGCTCATAGCCGTAAAGCATCGTCTTTCCACCGTTGGGAACAAGAGAGTGCCCGTTTAATCCGAACGCCTTGTCTTTGTATGAGAGGTAAAGGTATTCATCTGTGCCAAGCTCGTCCAGCAACACTGCCAGCTCGTCTGCCGTCATCGGCGCGAGCGAGCCTTCCACAGACAGCACGCCATTCCGGATCATGAGGTCCGGGATGCTCAGAACGCCGTCTGTGATGCTGAGTCCGGGGGCTTTCAAGACTCCGTTGACAATTTCCAGTCCGCTGTTGGACAGGGTTACTTTGCCCGGCGGGGACATGACGGACGCTGTTCTGTAGACCTGAATCAGTCCGTCGCTGTTCAGGATTTCTGTGATATCCTCTGTGATGGGTGAGATATCGTCTGCAATATCCAGCCGGTAGCTTTCACAAAGCCCCGCGATGAACTCCATGCCCGGCCTGCGCTTCAGGTTCCCGTCTCTGGTAATCTTCCAGTTCACCATCTTCGAGGCCTCGCCGAGCTTCAGCCTGGTATCGCCGTCCGGGGCCTCGTTCAGCCCGCCCCACTTCTTGAGGCTGAAAATCTTTTCGTTTGTTACGCCGCTGACTGTCGCCATCCCGGTCCCCTCTCAACTCGTCTCAGCGCTTCGCCGAGTTCCTTGAATCCGGTCGTCCGTCTCTCTTCCGTTGCGCTGGTTTCCACCGCGCCGCTCTGTCCGCCGCCGGGAGCTGCTTCCCCGCCCGGAGGTCCTCCCGGGGCGCCGCCCTCTGCCGGCGGTCCCGCCTGCGCCTGCATCATCTGCTGCTGCAGCATCATCTGCTGCATCTCTTCCTGCTGCTTCATCTGCTCCTTGAGTTCCGCAACCAGCTCAAGCCGCCTCGGGATATGCCCGTCCGGCACTCTCTCGAGGAACTGCACGCCGTTGATGACGCCCCGGTCCAGAAGGTTTGACAGGGTGTCCATGCTCGCGATCTCGCTGAAGTAGCTGCTCGCGCCCGCGTCGATCCGGATGTTCATCTCGTGGTCCCGCAGGCTTCCGAAGTCAAAGTCGACCGGGACCGTGTCCGGGATCTCCATGGGCGGCTGTCCCGCCATTTCCGCCAGCTGGTTTGCCTGCTCGAACATTGCCCGCATCTCGTCCGTCATGGCCATGTCTACCGTGCGTTTGCCGTAGTACACCGTCATGAATTCCAGCCAGATCCTGCCCTGGTCCTCGTCCTGGTCATAGGCGTTCTGCTGCGTCACGACGTGCGGCGTGCTCGATGCCTTCTGCAGGGCCAGCACCGCCGACGTGTTGTAGGCCTTCCCTTCACCGAGCGAGGCTTCCGTCGCGCCCAGGGTTTCCTGCGTGGTGTCGATGGCCGCCGTGATGTACTGGAAGACCTGCGGGTGGATGGCGGGCGGGTCGATGGCCTTGATGGCGCCGTCCACGTTCCCGACCACCGGGATTGCCGCGCCGACGCGGTTGTCGATGTGTGAGATCTTCGTCTTGTCATAGACGTATTTCCCGAAGGCGCTCCGGTACATGTTGAGCGCTGACATGGCCCAGATCTTGTTGACGAAAATCTGGTTCGGCAGCAGTCCCGTCAGCATTGCCTGCCCGTGATAGCTCTCGTCCACATAGTCCCAGCTCAGCCACACCAGCGGGTACAGCCTCAGATTCGTGTTGTACGGCTTCCGGATCATGACGTTCTGCGTAAACTCGCAGGCCCATACTTCGCCCTTCTCGTCGTCTTTCCACATCAGCGTCACGCACGTCACCTTGTCGTCCGTCCGCTTGACCGAGTCCACCGCGTCCGTGTCCTCCATCTCGTCCGGCATGATCTGCTGCCAGTCTTTCGCGTCGTTCTCCGCCGCCCGCTTTCTGGCCGCCCGCACCATGTCCCGCTTCTCAATCATGATCCACGGCTGGGTCTGCACCTGGGCGTCCGCGGGATTGCCGAAAAAGACGCGGGTGTTTTTGACGATCTCCGTTCGGATTCTGCCTTTCTGGTCCTTGCCCGCCGGGGCGTCCTCGTCCCACCAGGTATACATGCAGCCGTCCCCCCGGACCGCCGCGTCCCGCACGAAGATCTTCTGAAGCCGTGAAAACTTCACCTGTTCCAGCAGTCTGGAAAACTCCTCGTTCACGATCCGGACCGGGTCGATCAGCTCTTTCTCATTCGGCGCGGCTTCCAGCGGCGTTGCCGTGATTCTCACGTCGTCCGACAGGATTGACGCCACCGTGTGCCCCACGGTCCGCTTCAGGAAGTTGAACTGCGGCGTCGGAAGGCCGTTTGCCTGGATGCCTTCCCACTGTTTTCCGACATAGAAATTCTCGTTTGCCCGGACTGTCTCCTGAAGGTTCAGCCTCGTGTTGTAACTCACGCTTTCCGTGTAGTACCGCCAGCCCCGCTGCACGTCCGGCTTGTCCTTCCCGCTGAAAAGCCCAAGTTCTTTTTTACTCGTCATTGTTCTTCACTCCTGCGGCTCTGGCTTTGTTGAGGTCATAGCCGAGCACGCTTGACACCATCGCGTTCCACTCCCGCTCCGCCCTGATCCTCGTTTCCAGCTCGTCATTGAGCTGACTCATCAGCACGTTCCGCCGCGTCCGCTCTTCTTTGACGTCCTCCGGGATCAGTTCCCGGATCTTCCCAAGCTCGTCCCGCAGCGCCGCGTTCTCTTTCCTGAGTTCCTGAAAATGGATGTTCGCGCCGCCGAGCGCCCCTTCCAGCACGCGCATTTTGTCTTTTGCCTCGATAATTGTTTTCTCGGCCGTGTTTAACGCCCGCTGTGCGGTTTCTTCCGCCTTTGCGGCTCTTTTATCGGCTCTGATTGTGATCGCCGCAGAAGCCCCGCAGAACGCCAGAACAGCCACCGTGAGAATAATCAGTTCCGTCATGCTTTCCCTCCTGCATTATGCGGCTCCGAGATAATCCGGTCCCGGCTCCCCGCCGCACATGAATGTCTCGTAGTTTTCTTCCTTCTGGTCGATCAGGTCCTCGAAGCTCCGCTTTTTCTTGACCTCCGGTGCTTCCGTCGGAATGATCCTGCTGACGCAGAAGCCTCGGACCGCGTCCACCGTGTGGGTGATCTCGTGCGGGTCCTTGGCGCAGTCGTTCGGGTTCTTCTCGTCCGCCTGAATTTCCTCAATGTCCTTGATGACTTTTGTGAGGTCCGAGAAGAACATCAGCCCCGGCATCGTGGCGGGGACCTGCCCATCCGGAAACAGGCTTCTCACAAACGGGTCCTTGAGCGGCAGCGGGGCCATCATGCTTTTCATTGCCATGTGCCCCTGCACCCTGTCCCTCGGACTCTGTACGATGACAAGCCCGTTCTGCAGGAACTGCTCCGCCATCGTCTTGCCGCTTTCCTTGGTCCGGCTCCACATGTCCCACGGGGCATAGGTGATTTCGATCTTCTCAAACGCCGGACTGTTCTGCAGGCAGAGCGCCGCCGCGTCCTGAATGATTAGGCCCTTCTTCTCCACTTCCCGGTATGCCCAGGCTCTGCCGTCCGTGTCCACCGCAAACCAGACGCAGGCGAACATGTCCAGGCCGTAGTCAAATGCCCGATACCGTTTCCAGTGTGCCGGGATCCGGAAGGCCTTCCGCACATGCGTCGGCTTTTTGAACTCCTTGAAGTACCCGCCGCCCAGCGCGTCCCAGTCGCCGTAGCGGTAGGCGTGACGCACATCCTCCGGGAGTTTTGACAGCGTTTCCAGATACTTCGGCGAGTGCTTGAGCATCTGCACGTTGTCCTCAACCTTTGCCCAGATAAAGCGGTAGTCCTCCGGGTGCTCGTCCTCTTCGGGGTTTTCGTGCCCGGTCTCATAGTCCCGGTCGATGAACAGTCTCTTGACCCAGTTGTGCCCCACGCCGCCCGGGTTGCAGGTGATAAACATCTGCTTGTGGTACGGGGAAGCGCCGCGGAGCATACCGGCCAGCAGGTTGAACGCCCGCTCCGAGAACTGTGTTGCCTCGTCCAGAAACACGAGGTCGTATTCCTGACCGTTGTATTCGTCCTCGCTGTCCGCCCCGGCCCAGTGGCCGAATCGGATGGTGCTACCGTTGACAAAGCTCAGCATTTTGGTCGTCCCGTTGTAGGTGGCGGCTCCGGTCTTCACTGCCATGCTCTTGAGCGGCCTGATATGGTTTTCTTCCAGCGCCGGATACGTCTTTCGGAAGATGATGATCCGGATGCCCGGATTCATCAGCGCCGCGCCGAAGGCCTTGATTCGCACCGCGTGCGTCTTGCCGCCGGCCTTGGCTCCGCCGAATCCCACATACAGTTCTTTTGCCATGTAGAATTCCTGCTGTTTCGGGTTCGCCACCCCGGGGTCCCAGACCTTCAGGCCCTTGATTTTCGATTCTGTCTGTCCGCTCGCCGTCTGGTCCGTCCCGATCTTGTTCACGCCCCGGCTCATTGCTTAAACGCCTCCGGTCCTCCGACGCCTGCCGCCCGGATCTCGATGACCTTGTCTTCCTTGTCCGTCTTCCGGTCGATCCAGCCGCCATTGCTCGGCTGCTTCAGAATGTTCAGATACGCCTGTGCGCTTCTCGGATTCTCCGCGAGTTTCCGTGACGCCCAGTCCTCCCGCATGTCCTGCGCCCAGTCGAATACCAGCTCATAGGCCGGGTCTTCGACGTAGCTGTTCCAGCTCTTGTGCCCCAGACCCAGGAAGATTCTCATTCCGGCTTCGGAAGGGAAGGCATCCCCGCCTTCCCTCTTGTTGAAGAATTCCTGCATCTTTGCCTGCAGCTCCTCCGGTGTGCGGTACGGCCGGTCCGGCGCTCCGTCTTTCGGCCGGTTTCTGCTGCCTTTCGGCCTTGCCATCCGTCACGCCCCCTTATGCCCAGCGGCTGAATTCGTTGTACGGGCTGACGTCAATCCCGCCGTAGACGTCTGTGATATCCTCACTCCCCGACGGCATCCCGCGCATGAGCGAGGCCTTCAGTTCGTCATACCTCTGCTGGCAGTAGTTCGCCGTGCTCGGGTCCTCGTTGAGAAGCAGGTGGGCCGCAAGTCCGTATGGCAGCACCGTCCCCGCGCAGTAATCATCGAGGTCAATCTCGCTGTACAGGTCTTCCAGCCTGCTTGCCACCGGCCTGCGCTTGCTGCCCCACTCCTGATTGAGTCCGTAGGTATCACTGAAGGGATACAGCTCGTTCTGAAGCACGTTCAGAATCGAGAGTGTCCGGTTGCGGTATTCGTCCGTGTCCTCGTACTTGTACTTCCCCTCGTCAGACAGCTCGTCCATAATCGTGATTGCTGCCTGAAATACGTCCATCCCCGTGATGGAACCTGTCGTCTGATATGCCATGTGTCACCTCACGTTCCGATCTCAGGGCCGCAGGTTATGACCTCAAGCACCTTCGTAATCGTTCCGTCCGTATTTTGATACCCCTGCTTGAACTCGTTGGTCAGCAGATCGAAATACCCCGGCATTCCATCCGAAATCCGTTTGCTCGGGATGAAGTGATGGAGCAGAACCCCGTCCTTCGTGGCCTTGATCGCTCCGTATTTGCCGGGCCAGGCGGCGGCCCATGTGCCAGTGTTGCCAAACGCGTACAGAGGGTAGGCGTAGGCCAAGCCTGCCGCTGACGTGTCGGAATAGAGTTCTTCCCCGCCCACAGTCAGGCTGATCGGCTTTGACTCCGTGCTGTCGCTTGACCAGTGAATTATGTAGTCAAGATTGGTTTCGGTCGTAATGACCTTGGTAGCCGCCATGGTTCCAGCCGAAGTTGGCTCGCCGAGCTGAATATACTGGGTAGGGCAACTGAGCGCCAGCCCTCCGGCATTGAGCGCCTCGGCATATTGAATAGGCGGGTTTTTGAGCCACAGCTTTTCCAGCTCAAACGTCCAGCTTCCTTGGACTATCGGCACTTCAAGCGGAAGGTTTGGTTTTTTTCCGAAGTAATCTGTATCAGATACTTGAATATACTCAACTTCTCGGTACGTGGTCCGGTATGCGGGCGGGATCATGGTATCAAGGGTAACCATCTTCGCGTCTCCTCTCGCAACTGTGAGGGTAACGGTCTTATCCTGACTCTTGTTGTCCTTCCCGCTGACCGTCCACGTCCCTGTTACCGGGAGCCGAAACAGATAGTCTCCGCTCATGTCGCTCATAAAGGAAAACTGCCCGTTGGTGCAAGAGGCAACAGTCCCGACTTTGTATAAGACTCGGATCATGGCGATGCAGTTTCCACCGCCAGACCCTGCGTTGGTTTTGCCAGTCATTCTCAACCCCCCTTAACCATCTGAATCGTTGGAATTGAGATCGCGTTGCTTGCTTCTCTGACAAGAGTGTAGACTGTAACGTTCCCAAGCCCGCTTACTGCAACCGGCGCAGGGCTGTAGGCTTCAAGCTGCGCAACAGAAAAGATCACATTCGGAACATACCCGGTAAAGTCAATCTTGTTCGTCTGGTTTCCGACTGGAATCACAGCTTTATACGGGTAGCTGGGGTAGGTCGAGTCGGCAGACCATGCAGATACCGGAACGCTGACGTTCTGATACGTCAGGATTCCCAGCCCGTCAAACCTCGTCTTGTCTGCTCCCGGCATCAGGCCGCTCACACCCGGCGTCGCATCCGCATACGTCGTGTTCGTGTCCGTGTTCAGCCAGCCGTCGATAATCCAGTTCGTTCCGTCATAGGTCAGGGAGACGATAGACTTGTCGGGCCATGAATCTTCCATGCGGCTTCCCGCTGCCTGATTCCCGTTCCTCATGATTGGCTTTGCGTCCGTAGCGTTAATCAGCAGTCTGGGGTTCACCGCCGTGTTCGCATACTGGAACTTGATCTTGATCGTCATCCCAGCGATAAGGTTCGTAATATCAGTCAGCGTAATGCTCTTGTCTGCGGTACTCCCTGCGGTGCTGCACTCTGCATACAGCGTTGACGTAATCGGTACGTCAGAACCGCCGTATTCAACCTTTGCTGCGTATGCCATGGTTTATTCCTCCGGCTTCTGCGCCTCTACTGCCGCTGCGTCTGCCATCCCTTCCCCGATGATGTACGCGATGACGGAAGCCGCCGACATAATCACGCCTGAGATGGTCTCCACCGTCTCTCCGTCAACCTTGAATGCCATCAGCAGGCCGCTGACCAGGCCGATCACAGCCAGCCAGAATTTTCTGCTCGTGAGTTTCCGTTTCCAGTCGATAGCCATTATTCTGCCTCCTGAAAGATTTTGCACACGCCGTCAAATTCCTTTTTGACCTCTTCAATGGATTCCGCCACCATGTTGTAGGCAGCTTCTTTCGTCACGACGATGAATACTTTCTTATCCATATTATTTCTCCTTCAGAAATTGGATTGCGGTCTTGATTTCCGCGATGTCTGTACTGATTTCCCCAAATCGTTCTGCGTAACCATTGTGTGTGTCCAGTTTCCGGTCCACGGCCTGCATCCACATTTCAAGCTTTGCGTCCCGTTTCGCATCCGCGATTTTCTGCTTGTTGGTCACTGCCCGATTATTAACCAGGCAGACGATGACTGCCACAAGCCCTGAGATGATCGAGGCAATAACGGTTGCCTGCGCCGGTGTAAGATTCTGCATTGGTGTCACCTCCAAAGTTCATCCCAGCCGCGCTTCATGCATATGCCTGCCAGCACGCAGAGGGTAATTCTGATTAAGCTCCCCATATCGTTTACCTCTCCATAAGTTTGGCCCAGCTCATCGGGCCAACAGCTCCGTCGGCATCAAGGCCGTGTTCCTGTTGGAACTGCTTGACTTTGTTGGCAAGCGCATCACCGAAGATGCCGTCCACAAGTACATTGTATCCTCTGCACTTGAGAAGCGACTGAAGCAGCCAGACCTCTGCCCAGCCGGAACAATGCTCGTCAATCGTGCGAGGAGGCCAAGTCTCAAGTTTCGGTTCCTCTGGTTTCTCTTCAGTTGTTGCATTATCCGAAACAACTGCCATCCCTGACAGGTCAAGCTCTTTGCGAATCCGCAGTGCCGCCTCATAACGTGCTTGAACGTTGTTGACCGCTGGTCTTTCAAATTCACGGCACACTCGGTCTGTTGCGCTGTAGATGTCTGCCGTAGAGCAAAGGAATTGATACAGATTCGGGAAATCTCTCTTCAGCTCGATAACTGCGTATTCTACCTGTAATCCAGCATCGTCAAGAGCTTTGCCAGACTTTTCCCAATGATCGTAATATCCAAGTTTCCGGCTGAAATAGGTAAGCTGATAAAACCCGAAGCCCCTTCCATCGTGTCCAAATTGATCTCTGGATATTTTCCCGGATGTAACATCAGCTACATATTGCTTGCTGCCTGTCCGGTATGGAGAGAAGTCACCTTGCACTCTGTTCGGCTCACAGTTGCTTTCTGCTTGCCAGTTTCCGATAACGCCGATTGCCCCAGCTTCGGAAAGACCGTATCCACGGAGTAGGTTATAAATAGTTTGATGGTAACTCATATGCATCCCTCGATAAACTCTTCCAGTTCTTCCCGTGTGATCATGGCTCGTCTCCTCCCGCTCCGTAAAAGAAAATTGAAATTGCCGACACGACGGCAAGATAGATCATGATCTTTACAAGTAGCATATCGGCATCCCTCCTGATTTTTAAATGCAGACTGCCGGGAGGATTCGAACCTCCGACCATATGGCTCTAACCGACTGAGCTACGGCAGCCTGACTTTGCCAGGGACATTTCTGTCCGTTGCAAACTATCTCGCGCTGATCTCGTGATTTCGCGTGTTTTTCACGAGATAAGTTTGTCACTTAAATAGGCCTGTCAAAATTCGAGGCCCGAAAACCCCAGTATTTACGGGCCTTTTCAGCCCATGCCAGAAAACCAATTTAAGTGACTAACTGTTTTTACTCCTCACTCGCGGGGATGATAGTGGGAGCTTTTTCATACCCTTTGCATTTGTACGAGCGTTCGAGTCTGCCCTTTTGTTTCATGCACCCGGAGCAGAATCCTGTACACTCTTTCCCCTGTTCAAGTGTAAAGAACCGACAAGAGCCGCACTTTCCGTCAAGATTTGACGTTCTTCGCCCGCTCATTATTCCACCTCGATTGCTGGGATTACGGTTGGCCTTGATTCCAGATATTTGTAAAACGATTCACACCACGTTTTCCACAGTCTTTCGTTGTATGCCTGATCTCTGGTAATCCAAAAATCATCAGGAGAAACAGCGTCAATTTTGAACACTTCTTCGCACTGACGTTTCAGATCTTCCACCAAAGCATCCGCATCTATCATCCGCCCATGCGGTTCCGGGACGTGGACGAGAGGGCAGAAATCGGCTTTCTCTGACAATCGGAAAATTTCTTTTCCGTTTACACGGCACCAGCCCAAAGGGGAAAATAAGCCGATTGCGTGGCTCGCATCAAACAGTTTACACTTGCCACAGCTTTTCGGTATCTCCATGTCTTTGATTAAAATGCTCATTGTTGCCTCCTTGACAGTCATGATAGAATGATTCCGAGGTGATGCCCCTATGACTGAGAAAGAAACTCAGCGAGGCCGTCCTCGTTTTGGATCGGAAAAGCAGAAGGCTGAGAAGTTCGTCAAATTCTCATGCACTCTTCCCCCAGATGTCTACGCAAGACTCGACAAATATTGCGAAGACGAAGAACGTTCCAAAGCGTGGGCATTATCAAAGGCCATCATCCCGTGGTTGGAGGAGCGAGGCTATTAAGTCTCGCCCCTTCTTCATTTTATCATGCTCGGTGTTCCCGGTCAATAATTGGGTCCCTGAATCACCTAATTAGGCCGTTAAGTGACGTTTGAAATTACAAGAAATAGTTGGCTTTACAATATTCCTTTGCATAAGCCTTGC